CATTGGTATCTCAGTATGCAACCAAAATGCTTGTGCTTGCTTTAACCAGCCTTCATTGTAATATATTGGATATTCGAATGGTTTGAACGGAATTCGTTCTTTGAATAGTTTACTCATTTTAGTAATAACCTTTATTTGTTTTCCTCTACAGACGCTTTCCTATAATCGGTAACTAATTTCTTAATTTCACCAATTGCTTTTCTAGCTCTTGATTTAGCTGCTTTAGATGTTCCATTGTGTTCTTCTTCGAATTGTGTGTACAATTCTTTAATTTGTTCGTAAAGTTCGTCTGATTTTGCCATAATATATTTCTCCTTTTTAATTTAAGTTCGGTGAATATAACTATTGTATATATTGAAAAATATTCACCAATGTTATTTATTTTTGTAACTTTTTTCTAAAAGTTCATACTCTCCACATATTTCTTATGTAATAATTGCTTCCTTTCTATGTTTCCACTAGCGGATTCTTTAGTAGAAAGCATCCCTTCGGCTGAAGTTCCTTCGTAAACTTCTATGAATCCTGTATTAGTATCCATCTTACAAGGGAATGTTATTCCATCAGGTCCGAATCTGTTTTTCATAATGTGAGCTCTTGCAGTATTATTCAATTTATCTTTTGATTTTCTACTCCAACTCATAATGAAATCAGCATTCATAACTTTTGCATAAGAGTCTGAAATTTTATCTGCTTCTATAACTTCTGAATCAATTGCTGAACGATTAGTTTGAGATGCTGTCCATATTGGAATACCATACTCACCACTTAATCCTCTTAGGTCGATATAAACACCACCTTGCTCAGCGTATGTTGAATCAGTTTTATTTGAATGTGATAGTAACAAATCTGCATAATCAATTAAGATTAAATCAGGTTTATTATCTGTTGCTATCATTTTGTCTATATGTTGTGCAATCTTCTTCGAAGATACACCTTTAGGTGGGAAATATTTAATTAATAATCTTCCCGCTAATCCTTTAATTTTTTCTTTTACTTTTTCTTTATTTTCTTTAATATCAGCTGAAGGTATATGAGAAAATACAGTATCATATCTTTGTCCTACATAATGTTCCGATAGTTCTAATGAATAATGAATAACACTTAACCCTTGTCTTACAGCCGATGCTCCTAATGTAGTTAGTATCCAAGTTTTACCTACACCAGATGGTGCAACTACAACTCCTAATTCACCCGGTCCTAATCCACCATCCATTAAATCATTTATTGATTTCCAATCGGTTGGTACGGTATCTCTTTTTACATCATCCATACGAGAATCAAAATCATCTTTATAGTCATGTCCCAAATCAGTTTCAACGCCTACCTTCATAGCTTTATCAACCAAATCTTTTATCCTATTGTAATTACCAGCTTTTAATAAATCAACTGATGTTAATATTACTTGTTTAAGATTTTGGTTTCTACAAAATGAGGTAAACTCTTTTTTAATATAATCTAAATCTACATTACCAACTTGAGTATAGACATGCCTAAGTTGTTCCTTAACTGTAGTTTTTAAAATCTCATTATCGAGTTTAGCAACCTTAACTTTGAAAACATCCATAGTAGGAGGTTTTCTAAATTCTTCATTGTAATCTTGAATCTCATCAATAATCCATTTATTAGCTTCTGATTCAAAAAACTTAGGTGATAATACTTCTGAAAGTTTATCTAAGAATTTACCATCTGTTAATAATGCTGATACTACTTTTGATTGAAATGAATTACCATATTTCGATAAATTATCTATCTCCTGCATCTATAACTTTTATATTTTAACAAATATACGAAAAATATTTGATAATTCCAAATATTTATACCTTTAATTTTAATTTTGTGATTTGTTTTTTATCTGTTCCGTATTTTTCACAGATATATTTAATGTGTTCTCTACCTTCTCTAGTAGAATAAAGTATTTCTAAATATTCATTTGCTTCTTTTTTTGAACATTCATAATCTATACAAAGTAAATCTACCAACCACTCTTCATACTTTTGGGATTTCTTCCCTTTTACATATCTAAGATAATGTCTACCTTTTGGTAAAATTCCAATATATGCTAAGTATAATGCTTTAGGTGGTAGAGCTTGTGTATATGGTTGTAGTTCTGCTATTAAATCAATCCAATCTGGATTCATTGAAAGAAATCTATGAATCATATAATTTGACCAGCTCTTCAAATCTTCATCATCTAACTTATCAAAATATTTAGGGTCTTGATATTGTGTTATTGCTTTTATGTGGTCAAATAATCCTTTAGCCATTATTCTTACTATCTAATTTTTTTATCTCTTCTGGTAATAATTTTTCATTTACCTTACCACAGTCACCACAAAGATAAACATCAATTGGTATAATCACATCTTGTGGTGTACTGGTAACTAAACGAGATATAGTTCTAAACTTTGCACCTGATACAAATATATCAAATCCACAATCTGTACAAACCATCGGTTTTGATGCTTTTAAATCTAACTTAGGTTGTTTCGGAGGTTGTTGTCCTGCTCCCCCAGCAGTTCCTATTATCTTTGCCATAATTATGCTTGTTTATTCTGTTCTTCTTTTTTATCAACTACCATACATTCAGTAGTTAAAATCATTCCAGCAACAGATGATGCATTTTCAATTGCACATCTAGTTACTTTTGTTGGGTCAATAATACCAGCTTCGAACATATCTACATACTCTTCACTTTTTGCATCATAACCACCACCATTTGTTTTAATATAATCAATGATTTCAGTCTGAACACCAACTCCACAATTATTTAAAATCTGAGATAGTGGTGCTGCTAGAGTCGTTGTAATGATATTGAATCCAATCTGATATGATTCAGATAAAGAAGCTGGAACTTGATTACTCAATATATCTTGTATTTTAAGTAATGCTATCCCACCGCCTTCAACAATTCCTTCTTCGATTGCTGCTCTGGTCGCATGTAATGCATCATCAACTCTATCCTTTTTTTCTTTCATCTCTACTTCAGAACCAGCACCTAATTTAAGTACTGCTACACCTCCACTTAGTTTTGCTAAACGTTCTTGTAGTTTCTCTTTGTCATAATCTGAATTAGTATTTTCAATATGTGATTTAATCTGTTCGATTCTCTCAAATATTTTTGTTTGGTCTCCTGCTCCATTAACAATAGTTGTAGTATCTTTACCAATTGTAACCTTTTCTGCCGTTCCTAATTGGTCTACAGTAACATTATCAATTGTAACTCCAAGTTCTTCTGAAATATACATACCTCCAGTCAATGTAGCAATATCTTGCATCATTTCTTTTTTTCTATCACCAAAACCAGGTGATTTTACTGCACAAACATTAAGTAATCCTCTTAGTTTATTAACTACAAGAGTACCTAATACTTCAGCTTGTATATCATCAGCGATAACTAATAATTGTTTTGATTCTTGAGATACTGCTTCTAAGATAGGTAGTAAATCATTCATTGTTGATAAATTACCATCATATAAAAGTATATAAGGATTTTCTAATTCAGAAGTTAAATTCTCTGGATTAGTTGCAAAGTGTGGAGAAACAAATCCTCTATCAAATTGCATACCTTCTACTATTTCAATAGAAGTATCAATACCATGTCCTTCATCTACTGTAATTACACCTTCAGTACCTACTTTTTCAAATGCATCTGCTATTAATTTACCAATAGATGCATCATTGTTTGCTGATATAGTTGCAACTTGTTTGATTTTTTCATAATTTGAACCAACCACAATTGATTGTGTACTAAGTTCATCAACTACTATCCTTACTGCCGCTGAAATACCTTTTTTAAGTTCCATTGGATTAGCTCCATTTTCAACTGCGTCAAATCCCAGTCTTGCTATCTCTTGAGCTAGAACTGTTGCAGTTGTTGTACCATCACCAGCTTCATCAGCCGTTTTGGATGCAACTTCTTTAACTAATTGAGCTCCCATATTTTCAAAAGTATCTTCTAATTCGATTTCTTTTGCTACTGTAACACCATCTTTTGTAATATGTGGTGTACCGTGTTGTTTTTGTAGTAGAACATTTCTACCTTTTGGTCCTAATGTAACCTTTACTGCATCTGCTAATGTATCTAATCCATTTTTTAAGGATTCTCTTGCCGATGCATCAAATTTTAATTGTTTTGCCATAATCTTATTTAATTGTTGATAAAATATTTAAAATAGTTGCCATAAAAGGGATTTCTTTATCCACTGCTAAAGCATCTCTATGTTGACCTTCTGCTAATACTAAAATTACTCCACTAACTTTACCTTCTGCATATTCATCTACCTTTTCATAAAGTACCGAATACATTTCTGTAAAATCTTGCATCTTAGAATCAGCAACCATTTGTCTAATTTTTACATATTTGTTCCTACTATCATCTGATGATTTAAGAATTTCTAATATCTTATTTTTAAAATCCGAATCCATTAAATCATTCTTAGAAAGTTTTAACTCACCCTTAACAGAATTAAGTTGACAAGTATTTATTACCTTTCTTATATCAGGATATGATGAATCAATGATAGGAACTAAATCCTTTACATCATATGTTATTTCTTCGGAATTAAGTATCTTATCTAATTGTACTGCAACTTCTTTCTTAGAAGGTGGTACAATTTGGAATGTTTGACATCTACTTTGAATAGGGTCAATAATCTTCTCAACATAATTACAAGTTAATATAAACCTACAATGTTTTGAGAATGTTTCCATAAGATTTCTTAATATAGCTTGTGCATTGGGAGTCATATAATCAAACTCATCCAATATAACAATCTTATATTTCTTAAATCCTTGTGATGATGCAAAATTTTTAACTTTATTA